GACAAATTAAAAGAAATGGGTTTATAAATAACAAGGGGTAGAAATACCCCCACAACTATAGGAGTAATACAATGAGCAATAAAGTAATAGCAAGACAGAAAATACTTAACGATATGCAAAATGAAGTTCGCAATATTATTTATGAAGATGATGTTAAGAACGCCCAACAAAGAGATGAGGTTGTAGCTTACTTTAAACAAGCTATGCAACTTAATGAGCAATGGGGTATTTTTGATGCTGGTGAGTATGAACATAACTTTGAAATGGAACAACTTAGAATAAATCCTGAATATAAAAGTCGAGCTATTGTTGAATCTAACTGGAGAAGAAAAAATGATAGACAGATTATACATAAAAGAAAAAGAAATATTTGATATTTTACCACCTTTTAAGAAGATCAGAGTTTATTCGATAACTTCAAAAAAGACAGGAATTGATATTCAATATTTTCCAACAGAATTACACAGTCTTAAAGATGTACAAAAAACTCTTGAAAAAATAGAAGGTCAGTATTTTACGGAATTTCTTAAAATTTTTGATAACAAAGGACAATAAAATGATAAAAACATCTACAAGAAAACAAAGATTTATTAGTGATCTTACAAGAACTGATAATTTTACTTATGAAGGAGCATCAGCTTTATTTGACTGGTTAGAAGATTGGAATATGGATACAAAAGGATTTGCCTATTATAATCCTGATGATATTTGTTATGAATATACAGAATATATCAGTATAAGTCATTTTATGAGTGATTATGATACTGATGATTGGCAAGTAAACAATATTGAAGATTTTTTTGAAATACTTGCAGAACATACACAAATTATCAAGATAGACGATCATCATTTTATAATACAAAATTATTAAATTAGGACTTCTGGCAAAGGATTGCCTTTTTTCTTGAAATATCTTTATTTTTACTATATAAAAAGGTATGCCAAAAATAGTAAACAAAGACGATAAAACAGCATCACTTATTAATCAATTATCAGGACTCGGTATTACACATCAACAAATTTGTGATATAGTCAAAATATCTAAACCAACATTATATAAATATTATAATGATGAATTACAAGAGGGCAAAGCACAGGCAAATGCTAAAATTGCACAAAATCTTTTTAAGATTGCAACAGGATCAGGCAGAGAGGCAGTAACAGCATGTATTTTTTGGTTAAAAACGCAAGCCCATTGGAAGGAAACAAATGTAATAGAAGTCAATGATAATACAGAAGAAAACGACAAATTTAAATCACTTATCAACGATATACGAAACATTAAGTTATCAAAAGAAGATAGCGATAAACCTACTCACTAATTGGTACGCAAAAGCCAGAAAAAGCCAAATTGTTATTGACCAAGATAAATATAATATTTATTTATTTCTTGCTGGTCGTGGCTGGGGTAAGACCTTAACAGGAGCATACGATATTGTGCAATATTGTTTGACCAATGAAAATGTAATTTGTGGTGTAGTGGCACCAACATACGGAGATTTAAAAAGGGTTGCATTTTCTGGTGAATCAGGACTTATAAATATCATTGATAAAAATCTATTAGATTCAACAGGATACAATAAATCTGCAAATGAAATACATTTTTTTAATGGAAGTAAAATTATTGGCTTTCCAGCAATCGAACCAGATAGATTAAGAGGAGTACAATTTCATAGGGTATGGTGCGACGAGCTGGCATCTTGGAGATATCCAGAAACATTTGATAATATTCTTATGGCATTACGACTTGGAAAAGATCCGAAATGTATTATTACGACAACACCAAGACCAATAAAAATAATAAAAGATTTGGCAAACAGATCAGATGTGAAGATAACCAGAGGGACAACATTTGAAAACATAGATAATCTTGCTCCAAGTGCTATCAAGATGTTAAAAGAACGATATGAAGGTACGACAATTGGTAGACAAGAATTATATGCAGAAATAATTGATATTAATGAAAATGCCTTATTTACTTACCAGAACATTGAAGAAAATAGAGTAGAACATAAACCAGAAATGCAAAAGATTGTTGTTGCTATTGATCCTGCTGTAACATCAAATAAAAATTCAGATGAAACTGGATTAATTGTAGCTGGTAGAGATTTTAATAATAATTACTATATTTTAGATGATAAATCTGGTATTTTTAGTCCAGATATTTGGATAAAAAAAGCAATTGAGCTATATTATCAATATGAAGCAAATAAAATTGTTTGTGAAGTTAATAATGGGGGTGATTTAATTTTGAAATTATTAAGAGTTCAAGATCAAATAGTACCTTATCAATCGGTTCGAGCCAGTCGAGGAAAAATGACAAGGGCAGAACCCATATCTAGCTTATATGAGCAAAATAAAGTTCACCATGTTGGACATTTTAAAGAGTTAGAGGAACAAATGTGCCAGTATACAGGTGAAAGTACAGAATCTCCTGATAGATTAGATGCTCTTGTTTGGGGTATAACTGCTTTACAGTCATCAGGAAATGCTGTTTTTAATATAAACTAGGGAAAAAAAATGGGATTATTTGACAAATTTTTTAAAACAAACGAGAAATTAGAAACAAAACAAGCTCCAAAACTTTATTTAAATCAGATCAATGCCTACGAAAGTAAATCTATCAAAGATTATAAAGCATTTAGTAAAGACGGATATCAAGAAAATGCTATTGTTTATAAGTGCATCAACTTGATTTCGACAAATGCAAGTGCAGTTCATCTTAATTTGTTTGATCGAAACAATATAAAAATTGATTCACATGAAATGTTGTCATTATTGAAAAGACCAAATCCTTTACAATCTGGTGTTGAGTATTTTCATTCTCTGATAAGTTATTTATTGATATCAGGAAACAGTTATATGCTCAAAGACACAGAAGGAATGACAAAACCAAAAGAATTGTATTTATTAAGACCTGACAGAATTAAAATAAAAGCTGGTACATCTTATCTTGCTGATGAATATCAGTATATTATTAATGGTCAAATATTGAACAAATACCCAGTCGATCAGGTATCAGGTTATTCAGATATAAAACACATTAAATTATGGAATCCTTTAGATGATTTCTACGGATTATCACCAATTATGGCAAGTGCGTATAATGTAGATCAACATAATCTTGCTGGTTTATCAAATCTTGCATTATTGAAAAATGGTTGCATGCCAAGTGGTATGTTGAAATTTATGCCAAAAGATGAAACTGGACAAAGTACAACTTTAACAGATGAACAAAGAGCAAGAATATTAGAAGATTTAGAATTTAGATTTAAGGGTGCAAAAAATTCTGGTCGTGTCATGTTAGCAGAAGGCGATTTTGATTATCAAAGTATGGGATTATCGCCAAAAGACATGGACTTTTTAGAATTGATTAATATGAGTGCCAGAGAAATAGCATTGGTTTTTGGTGTCCCAGCTCAAATGGTTGGCATTGCAGATCAAACATACGCAAATGTAGCAGAGGCAAGATTATCTTTATACGAAGAAGCAATTATTCCTTTACTCAAAAGAATTGAATCTGATTTAAATGAATGGTTGGTCAATTTTTATAATGAAGATTTAAGGCTTGAATACGATATAGATTCTATACCAGCTATGGCAGAGAAACGCAGAAAAATCTACGAGAATGTTAATACAGCAGTTAATTCAGGGATTATCACTAGAAACGAAGCAAGAGAACGACTTGGACTAGAACCAATTAATGGTGCTGATAGTTTATTAGTACCAGCAAATCTTTTTCCATTAGGAGAAACCGAAGACAGTAACGAAGAAGCTGATGATGAAGATAAAAATTTTGAGGACTTTGACCTTTTATATGGTACAAAAGAAGAAGTCAATAAAGACACATTTACAACAGAAGAAGAGGCAAGAGAACGAGCAGAAGAACTGGGTTGTAATGGTATACATAGTCATTCATATTTAGGTGGACAAACAGTTTACATGCCTTGTGAAACACATAGAGAATACGAAGAAGCATTAGGTGATGCAAATAAAGCTCTATCTGATTTAGATTTGAAACCAACTGATGCTATGGCTAAAGAAGCACAACGAGGTCTTGATTGGCGAAAAGAATTTAAAAGGGGTGGAACACAAATTGGACTTGCAAGAGCAAATCAACTTGTTGACAAGGAAAATTTATCACCAGATACCGTTCTACGAATGTATTCCTTCTTTTCAAGACATGAAGTAGATAAACAAGCAGAAGGATTTAAAGTTGGTGAAGAAGGTTATCCAAGTAATGGTAGAATAGCTTGGTCATTATGGGGTGGAGATGCTGGTTTTTCTTGGTCTAAAGCACGTAGAGATGAAATTTTGCGTGAAAGGGAAAAATCTTATCATACTGACAAAGAAGAAGATGAAGAAGAAAAAGGTGCATACGGACTTACAGATGCAGTCGAAAAAGGTTTACGAGAAAAGGTAAAAGATCATAACGATAAGTACGGTAGTCAAAAAAGTAAAAAAGTAACACTTGGAATGTTGGCATCATCATTTAAAAGAGGAATTGGTGCATACCGTACAAATCCGTCATCAGTTAGACCAGCAGTGAGAGCATCAGGTGGAGAGGATCGCTGGGCATACTCAAGAGTCAATGCCTTCTTATATGCAGTAAGAACTGGTCGCTTTAGATCAGGTAAATTTGATTTAGATTTACTTCCGAAAGGACACCCATTGAGTACCAGAAAATGAGTTATAAATTTGGCAACGGATCTAAAAAAAATCTTGGTACAGTAGATATCCGATTACAAGAGGTTTGCCAACATGCAATATTTATTTCACCGATTGATTTTGGTATTACAGAAGGACTACGATCAAAGGAAAGGGCTATTCAATTATTAGAAGAAGGTAAATCAAAATTAGGTGATAAATCAAAACATTGTTTGGGACTTGCAGTAGATATTGTTTGTTATGATGAACAACATAAAATTACATGGGAGATTCCATATTATGAAGAAGTAGCTACATGTTTTGATATCGCAAGAAAAAAGGTAGGTGTTGATATGCGTTGGGGTGGTAATTGGAAAGTAAATCAATTTAAATTAGATCCAAATAATAAGTTTGTAGATGCTGTTCATTTTGAATTAGTATAAGGTTATGGAAAATACAAAAGGCGGCAACTTTTCACAAGTTGGCAAAATACAAACAGATGATTTTGGTAATATTCTTCAATGTCCCTATTGTTATTCGACACATCTAATTAAATGTGGCAATGACGGTAAAACAAAAAATTCTCCACAAAGATTCAAATGTAAGGCATGTGGCAAAAAAACTGTCAATCCAAAGGTATCAAAACAATACGAAGTAGAAAATCCATTTGAAGAACAAGAATATACAACAGAAGAATTGATAGATAAAAGAATTGAAGTTTTTAAAAGACGAGAAAAAAAAGAATTAAATGAAGATTTTTTAAATATCAAAATTAGTGATTCAAAAGCCATGGGCTTATACATAATGGGAGATCCGCACATTGATGATGACGGAACAGATATGCCAGCAATATTAGAGCATTTAGAAATTACAAATAAAACAGAAGGTATGTATGCTTGTAATGTTGGAGATTTACAAAACAACTGGGCAAGAAGAACTAAACTAGAGGGATTATGGGCAAAACAGTCGACAACAGCAGAACAGTCTTGGCAACTTACTGAATGGTTATGTCATGCCACAGATTGGTTATTTATTGTTGCTGGTAATCATGATATGTGGTCAGGAACTGGTGATCCGTTAAAATGGATTATGAAACCTTTGAAAACAACTTACGCGGCACATTCCATAAGACTTAAATTAAAATTACCAAATCATGAAATAAGAATTAATTGTGCTCATGAATTTAGAGGACACTCAATTTATAATACAGCTCATGGAATTGTAAGACATGCCATATTCAATAATCGAGATCATTTACTTATTGCTGGACATAGACACATATCAGGATATATGCCACTTAAAGATGCCGATACGGATATTACCATGCATTGTTTACAGGTTGGTTCTTACAAAAAATATGATGATTATGCAAAACAGTTAAATCTACCAAACAAAATGATGTCGCCATGTGCTGTTGCAGTTTTTAATACAAATGTCAAAGACACACACCCAGATTTTGTTAAAATATTTTGGAATGTAAAAGAGGGAGCAGATTATCTGACTTTTTTAAGAAATGAAAAAGGGTAGACTTTATATTGTTGACTGGATAGATCACACAGGAAATGCTGGTTGGATTGAGGATATTGATATTGAAGAACCAGTCAAATGCCGAACAGTTGGCTGGTTCATAACGGAAACAGAAACATCATACAAAATTGCTGATACCATTTCAACAGAAGATGATATTGCTGGGTTATCTGTTATAATTAAATCTTGTGTAACTAATATCCAAGAATTAATTATAGATGACGAAGGCAGAAAAAAAACATCTTAATAAGGTTGCCAGTTTAGGCTGTATTGCATGTCGACAAATGGGATATTTTGGAACACCAGCAGAAATACATCATATCAAAGGTAAAAATATGATGAGCAAAAAATCTAGTCATTTTGAGGTTATACCTTTATGTCCGTATCATCACAGAACATCTAATGAAGCATATCATCATTCACCTAAAAAATTTACAGAGAAGTTTGGAACACAAGAATATTTATTGGAATTAACAAATGAGTTATTAAAATGGCACTCCGCATAGATATAAGAAAAGATTACAGAGAACAATTACGATTATTGATAAGATTATCAAAAAATTTAAAACGCAAAATAAGTGGTTTATTTAATAGATATTCAAAAAGAGCATCAGCAGAATTTAAGGATAACGAAGAAATATCTCAATCTTCTCTACT